CAAGTTCACGCCGAAGTTCTTGATCAAGCCCGCAACGACATTTACCTTCTGGGCTGACGTGCCGTGGTATAGTGACGCAGCAGTCACCATCAGATCGTTTACGAATTTCATGGCGTTGCCGCCTTCAGCCGCGATTACTGACTGATAGGGTGCCACCGTACGCGTGAATTCTTCCTGAAACTTGCGGGAATTAGTGGACTCACTAAGACCACGAGCAATCTCAGCTTCCCTGCGAAGTATCTCAGCCTGGACATCTGGCTCCAAAGAACCCCACTTCTCACGAAGGGCTGGCCTCCATGTCCCGGGCGCGCGCCTGGAACGAACGGCAGGCTGCTCCGCGGGTTGTTCGGGTTCTTTTACTTCTGGGGCGGCTTTGGCTTCGGGGTCCTTACTTGGATCCTTCTTGCTTTCATCGCTTGGATCCTGCGCAACAACTCCGGGGTCTTTTGGAGCTGGTTCTGCAGCTGGTTTATCTGCTCCTGACTCGGGTGTTTCGCTCGCTTTCTCTTCCCCCTCTGCGGCATCTTCGACCTCCTTAAATGCCCCTTCGATCGCCTCCCTAAGATCTTCAGCCATAGTCATCTCCTTTTAAGGTTTTCGTGCAATGCACGTTCAACTGCTTCCCGTCTAGCAGCGTGGTCGCCCCCGCTAGTATAGTGCTCTTCTCGCTGAGCCTTTAACTTGTCCCAGCTGGCTTGGAAATCGTCTACCGTGGTAAGGTTATGATCACGCATATAAGCGCGATGCTTGCTGCGAGTGCTAATATCAGCGCCATCTGTAGCGCGCAAACCATCGTAGTGACGATCCCCCGCCAGAGGGTTCGTATAGCGAGCTTCACGACCTCTAGGCTCATAATCGGGCGTTACTTCCAAAAGTGAGCCATCTGGTTGTTGAATCCAGCGTCTTCTAGCCATCGGACTTTGCCCTCATTTTCACGCGATTTTGCCGCTTGGTTTCAGCGATTTTCGCTGCGGAAATAGCCTTTTGACTCTGTATCGTAGCCTTGGTCTTGGCGAAGATGGAAGCCACTTCGGCATTTGTCTTCTGCGCGTGCGCCGCCATCTCTTGCTGATGCTCCTTGCCTCGCAGCACCAGCTCCTGCTGCGCTTCTTGGGCTTCTATCATGGCCGTTTGCTTCTTAGCCCCCACTTCTGCTTGGGCCTTTATCAAAGCCGGATCAGGCGGAGGTGGAGGGGCCGGTTGCTGAATCTGGTGGGTTATGGCCAGGATCGCCTTATCGAATACGCCCTCAATTGTCGCCGCAGAACGGAAGCTGGCAATGCCCCATTGCAGAACCTGTAAGAAAAAGATGCCACTGCTCGGATTTTGCTCCAACATCGGCCACACCTGGGACACAAACTGACCCATAGCGGAAATAAACTCGATTCTGGCGCCCCGTTCGGCGTTGTAATCGGGAATTGCGAGCTGGTCTGCGTGTACCGTGATGCGGTAACACCGATTCCACTCGGATTTGATGAGTTCAGCCGCTGGAACAGCCAGTTCGCCGTCCGGCGTGTACTCGATAAGCGAGTTTTTGATTATAGTTTCGGGCTGAAAGTTGTTGGCGATGATGTCAGCCTTGATACGCAGCGCGTTTTGGAAGAATTGGGCGACTTCATTCTGCAGATACTGCAAGCGCACGCTGCTATACTGAGCCTTCAGCGTCTGCGCAGTCGCCGTTTCCCTTGGTGCCGTCGCCCCGCGCATGATATCACTGATGCCGGTGAGCTCATACAGCTCCAATTTCGCATCTTGGAAGAGTTGGCGCAGTTTGTCGAGGGCGTTGGCGATCGTTTCCAGCGGAAACCAGTCCACAGCGCCCTTCAACCCGCCCTTTTCGGCGAACAGTGCCCAAGAATCCACCGGGATCATCTTGTTCGAGCCATCCCCAGGCAGGAGTTGGCTGAGTTCGCTGTTCGATTTGTCGTAAACGCCCGAAGCTTGGATCGCCTGTTCGAGCATGCCGATCCGCATGGCCAGGACATCCAGCCTGCGGTACTGCGTTTGGGTCATGGCGTAGTCGGAACGCGGTACGAGGTTCGACGTCGTATGCGTACCGATCAGCGGGGGCGGGCAGGGGAAGAAGCTCTCGATACCCAATGGATCCGCGCACTCGTCCAAGAGCTTGTCTTCGTACGAACGGCTGACCCAGTAAACATGCTTCGTTGTCTTACACCAGATTTCGAATATCTCGGTTTTCTGGATACCCATGTCCTTTGGAGTCACCCGCTCGCCCTGCTTCTGTGGCGTGCGTTTGACCCAGGTGACGTGGGATGGGCTGCACTTGGGAAACCGCCCCGTAAACTCTTCCCTGTCCATCCAAACCCGCCGCGCCTTCCAGCGTACTTCCGCTTCCGTGCGCGCGGGGCTGAACCAATAGTCTTCCCAGTACAGGTAGTCAGTCGCCACCACTTCGTTGACCAACTGCTCCACCTGGATCGGCGGGCCGAATTCGGACGAAAATTCTTGAATTTCTATCTCGGGGCAGTAGCGAAACCAAAGCTGGCCCATGCCCGGAACCAACCTGTCTTCGACCGTGTGCCGAAATGCCACGTTCATGTCAGATTCGGGCGTTTCGAATCCTTGGTTCAGCAGACGCTCCATCATAACGCCCGCCACCCGCGCCTCATCATCCATGTAGTCGTCGAAGTCGCGCTTGACCAATGGCTTCGGCGGATTCGCATACAGCGAGGCCTTGAGTACGCCGACATTCGACCAGAAAACGTTGAAGCGATCGACTTTTGATGCCAGCGCCTGAACCGATGTGTCGTTTTGATCCATGTAGCGCCGAATTACCTTGCGCGCAGCCGACCAAAACGACTTCAGTTCGTCTTCGGCGACTATAAGTTCTTGCAGCCAATAGGGTGCATCGTACTTCGGTGGCTCGGTGTTAGATTCGGTCGCCGACCCCAGCTCGCTCTCGCTCATGATCCCTCCACATGTCTTCCAGTGAAATTGGGTAAACTTTCTTTGTGCTGTTTGGATCTATTGGAATAACTGCTTCCACAACATCTAGCGGCCGATTATGCGGGAACCGAGCAACTAGAGCAAAGTACCGGAACATGTCAGCTGGATGGCTCGACCAGTCGTGGACCGGATCGTTACTGAATGCCTGCTTATCCTCATCCCAATTCCTGCGATAGGACTTTAGGGCGAGGATCAAACTTTCTGTCGTAGTTTCGTTGAATCTGGTATGCTGAAAGATGTATCTACCCGCGTTGATACCATCAAGTATGTCAAGATTTGGAATAAGGTTTGGGCGAATACCTCCTTCCACAAACTGCTCCCACCCAGACCGGGCGCTTGCCCAAGTCTTAGCCCGAGCATCATGTGGAAGCCATACTCTGCCGCGCCTACACCCGTAAGTCAAACATATGTCGTGGATACGCTGCAACCAATACGCGGGGCCGCGATTATTCTCAGCCTCCGCGTGAACCATCAACGTGTATTCCGGGATTTCCTGAAAAGCTCCCAGAGCGGTATCGTCAGTCCGGCCAACGTCGAAGACGAAGTGCAAGGGCGCATCTGGATCAGGTGGGAATTCGCCAATGTGTCCGGCCTTAGTCGATTGGGCCACTTCTTTCGAATAGAAGGCACCACGGCTTGAGGCTTCGAAGCTGCACTCCATTTCTTGTTCATATTCTTCCTCCGTCATCAACCGCCGCATCTCTTCTAGTTCTTCTTCTGGTATCAGCAGCGTGCGGGAAACTGGCAGCAGATCTACAAACCACCGTTTCGGGTCTTTAAGAGCCTGAAGGTAGAGATCACGGAAGTGGTTGGGACCATTCGGCGTCCCAATAAACGTCGCCCACCCGCGCCGATCAATAAGAGTCGGCAACAAGACCTCCGACCAAACCGAGGGGCGCATATTGCCAAACTCATCAAGGATAACTCCGTCAAAATAAAGTCCGCGAAACGAATCCGGATTATCTGCTCCGAACAGGGTGATAACAGCTTGATTGTGTTTGATCGTAATCGATAGGTCAGATTCGCCGATTTTGGAAGCGGCATCCCGGGCATATCTCTTAAGATAACCCCAAGCAATCTTTTTCGCCTGCGAGTAGAATGGAGCGATGTAGGCAAAGCGCGGATCTTCCTTGAAGTTAGGATCGAAGTAAAGTGCGCGGCTTATTTGATCATTGACTGTTGCGACTGTCTTCCCCGCCCGCCGATGGGCAACCAGCAGCGCCCATCGCTGAAACCTTTGGTGGAAAGGTATGAATATGGAGCGTGGCTGGTAACTATGAACGACTGTTGCCATGCTTCACTTCTTCGGGCTCGACGTCTACGATTTCAGGCTGTTTCGCTGGATTGTACTGCGGAGGCGGTAGGGCGTGCTGAATAGTTAGCACGGGGTCGTCCCCAAGTTCCGCGGATGACTGGCTTGGCAGCAGACGGCCATAGAGCTTGTAAAACTCTGTTGGATTCGCATCCGCCCACAGAGCTAGGCGTGGGATGCCCCCAATCATCTCGAACGCAGTGTGGAAGGCGTTGACCACGTCTACTCTGCGCAGATGTCTCTTGGTCAGCCGCCCCGTCGGAAAGTGCGGTAAGACCTCCCCTTCTAAGAGCTTGTCCGAATCTGTTTGTTGGTCTAGGTCCATGGGTGTACGGTTATACACCCCTGCGATTTCGTTGACAATAGGGCCGGTGTATACTAAGGGTGCCAGTATGTTCATTGACTAAGGAACTAAAATGAGCGACACACCTGAAACAGACAAAGCGATAAACGTAATGCCTGCGGAGAGATTCGCCCGCCAACTCGAACGCAGACTCGCCGCCGAGCGGGCGAAGCGGGAGGATTTGGAAAAGGAGAACAAGGATGAACGAAACGCACAGAGCATATCTGACTGCGACGCCCTCCGCGCCCAGGTCGCGGCACTGAGAGAGGCGTTGGTGCAGATCGAACAAATTTCTCTTGGCAGCGAATGGTTAAGCAAGATGCACACTATCGGCGAGATCGCCCGTGCCGCCCTTGAGGAGCAGAAGCCATGA